TAGTCATATCTTCAACCCAATCAACACAAATTGCTGGTTGAATACCATAAGATATAAATGTAAGATTACGAGATTTAAATTCTTCTAAGTCCTTTAGATTCAAAGCACCACTCGCATAGTTTCTAGCGTTTGGTATTTCTTTTGGTGCAACGACTTCTCCAGTAATCTGTTTCAGTCCTTTACTCCATATTTGATTTGGTACTAAAGTTTTCATTTTTCCAGTAATATCTAATCCTTCTCTACCATCTCCACGAGTTAACGCCTGTGTTAGTTCGCCATCTATGTATGTAATAGACACAGCTGCGCCATCCAACTTGGCAGTCATAATGTGTGGTTGTTTGGAATCCCAATCTGGTTCTTTATCTTCTCCGATAAAGACTTTCTGTAATGAATACATTGGGTAAGGATGTTTGAATCGTGAATCTAGAGGTGCAAAGCCGCGAAAGCATGTGTCTTGAGGTTTATATCCTACTTGTGTTTCTAATGCGGTATTCTCTACGAGTCTATCGTATACTTCGTCAGGTAATATAGGATTACCCTCTGCATACTTCTGATTACATAATTCTAGGTATTCTGTCTTATTCATAGATATATTATACAGAATTTTTAAGGATTTGTCAAGTATTATTTTTTAGAGCTATAGGTATATCTTATCGAGAACTTCTTTGAAATGAGTTTCTAGCACTCCTTTGACCTCTGATATTGAAAGAATCTCAACCAACGCCTCAAATAGTCCACGACTATTATTAAAGTCTAAAGGCATGGCAATGCCGTCCTTGGTAGGTTTCCATTCTTCATCAAAGTCTTGATAATACTTTCTAATATGTAGATACTCTGTTCCACGAAAAGTATTTATCATAACGAATACTTTTTCAGATTTTGCTTCGTTATAACTTATTTCTTTTTCATAGACAGCTGGTGCTTCATGTAGTTCTATCATTTTTCAATATCCTTGATAGAGGTACAATAGAAGTTACATTGTCAGGGACTAACAATCTATAAGAGTCAGTATCCCAACAAAATAATAATACTTGTTTATTATTTGGTTTTGCTCTATTTCTTTTAGATTGTATATACTTATTGTCAAAGTCACTCGTGCATACGTTATATTTTAGCCTACGACTGTTTTGACTTCTGTATGTGACGATTGCATCCCCAGCATCGTCTAATTTTCTAACAAAATCTTCTTTCTTCATGTGATTCCTGTTGGTAGGTTAATATCTATTACCGTCCAATCATGGTGTCACTCTGTAAGGTGATTCCTTTAGATGTAAAAAAGTGCGGACAGTCCGAAGACTGCCCACATTCCAGGGGTATTAATCGTTAAGTTTGTTGATTAAGTTAGTGAAGTATACTGCTGCTTTACCTGTAAGTTTACTTACAATAGCACTATCTGCTTCTTCGCCCATATCACTAATAGCTTTAATCAAACCATCTTGTGCAGCTGCGACATTTACTCTGCCACCGCCTCCACCTGATGAGGATTTGACTGCTGGTGTTTTCTTAACATAAACACCTGCTTTTGTTAGAATCATTCTGACACCATTTGGGCTCTCGCCTAATTCTTCAGCAATCATCTGTACAACTTCCATGCTATTCTCTGGAGTTGGTTCTTCAGCAGTATACATTTCAACTGCTTGTTCTTTACTTTCGTCTGTCCACGCCATGTTTCTTTTCCTTTTTAATGTGTAGTTTTGTTTGTATTCGGCAAGAGTTGAGGTATTACGATAACCTGGAGCCCAACCTGTGGTCTCTAGCATTTGTTGGTAAAATCTGTCACTCATTGCTTATTTCCTTAATATAAATATATTATACAAGAATTTTAAGCATGAGTCAAGAACTATTTTTTAGTAGCTAAAACCGTAGGTAAGTATATCATCTTTGAATACTTCAGTAATTACTTGTTTACTTTTTAAAGTGTACCAACTTCTCCAGTCCGTTATTGTTTTTTGACCTTGCATAACTGATGTATCTTTTACATCTAGCTTTAAATTTTTTAATTCATTTTCCCAGTCATCAAATGCAATTAGTTCTATACATTGTTTATAAGCCTCTACTTGACTAACTAAATTATTTTCTTGAATCCACTTATCAAATCCAATCCAATTTAGTCCGTGCATATAATGAAAGACAGCACGTTCATAAGGGTTTCTTATGACACCTATCTTTGTACTCCCTATTTCTAGTATTAGTACTTGATTCATCTTTTAAGCAACTTGCGTAAAGCTTGTAGCTTTTCATCAGCACTTGCAAGTTGTTCTACCCACTTATCAAACTCAGGTAATAAATCAGAGTGTTCTCCAATACCTACTGAGTTTTGAAAGTATGTTTGTAGCACTGCTTGTGCTTCTTTAATCTGTGCTATATACTTTGCTTCGAGTGCATCGTAGTAGGGGTTTCCTATATACGCCATTATTCTTCTCCTAATAATCCTTTCAGAAATCCATTCTGATATCTAATCCTGTGATTCTCACTTAGCATAGCTGGTAGTGAAAATGGTACTAGCAAGATAGCGAAGATAAATACTACGCTGTAGGAAACAAACCATTGTTTTCTTACTATATGCCCATGAGGTACTCTCCTCATTACGGGATAATAAATTGTGTAAAGTTGTAATAACCATGCAGAAAGCCACATGGCTATAATATATTCTGACATAAATGTCCTTATTACATATACTCTCGTAAATGTCTTAGACTGCCCATCTCATAAGATGCTAGACAATATTGTTTGCCTGCAAAACTTAGATATGGAAAGTACGTATCTTTTAAATCTTCTTGTGTACACTCTATTGTATCTACTAAATACACTCTGTACCCTCTTTCATCTGCCAATTCAGGCTTCAGTTCTCTCTTAACTATAGCAGGATAGTTTTGTCTAATTGCCCAAACTTTTTCTTCGGGTTTAAACTCCTCTGCTACACACTGTTCTGGTAACATAGCATTTCTTCTTCCTTCATAGTCTGTCATTGAGAGCTTTTGAGGTACTCCAATTCTATCAATGATACCTTTTACGAAAGCAGGAGAACGATACAACCCTTTGGCTATATCTGATATTGTAGCTCCTTCCAAGTACATCGCTACTGCGGATGAAATCTCTTGTGGTGTTGCTGCTTTACCTTTGTTCTGTGCTTTTCGTTTTGCACGAAACTCCATAGTCTCGTTAAATTCTGTTATAATATTACTTAATCTTGTTGTGTTGTAAGCAATATTTAATATACCACAAGCTTCCTTCTTGGTAATGGGTTTACTACCATCCGTTGGATTTAATAACTCAATTACCTTGGTTATATTTGCCTGTGTAAGATTTTCGTGTTTTTTCGTTCTCATATGTTGCCCCTAGTAAAATTATTCCGTAATGTAAAATCTTTAATAAGTCTGCTGTGTTCTTTCCTTCTTTCTTTCCATATCTCTGTGCATACTTTATTATGTTTCCTAGACAGAAACTTTCTCCATGCCCTGCGTCAAATATGAACTCAGTAGACTGTATTTTATTCATACTATAATGTCCACCGTACGTGGATTCAATATAGGTTTGAAGCGTTTTGAGTGCTTCGTCCTCGTTAAACTTATTGCTGTTGTATTCTGTCATCATACTCCCCTCTTTCTACCATAAAAAAGCAAACTTGTACAAGTCTGCCTGTCTTTTTGTCATAACCCCAACCTGCATTTGAAGGCGCATGCCAATATCTTGCAGGGTATACTAATGCTCTATTGTATATATTTGCTGAGAACATATGTAAATCAAAGTTAGGGTGTCCTTTCCAAACATCTTTAAATCCTGTAGAGTTATCAAAAGTCACTTCTTTTGTTTTCCAAATTGTTTTTGATTTTCTACTTCTAAAAAATGCAGTACCCGCTGTAGGGTCTGGCTCAGGGGATAGATATATAACTGCGGCATACTCTGTACCTCCAAGTCTATTCTCCCTGTCCATATAGGTTGCATCATGATGAATCCAATTTTGAGGAGACTTATCTCTAATAGTTCCTAGTGTAAACGCAGCGTTGCTAGTATTGTGAGGAAAGTTTATCATGTTTCTATTTAACATATGTGATAATTTATTCCTAACATATATCCTGTTCTCTTTCGAGAATGTTCCTCTAGTTCGCTGACCTGGGAACTTTGTTTGCATACCCATTTGACCTGGGTGAAAGAACATAGCAAGTGCCTGTTCTCTCACTTTATCAGGTTCAGGGTAGAAATTATCTTGGACTACTATTCTCACTTTTGTAATTCATTTAAAGTTTCAATACCACCAACTATTTTTAATAGATACTCTTTCTTATCAGCTAAGTCTTCTTCTAATAAATGTATCTCTTGTCTAGTCTTTGCTTGTTGTGTTTCTAAATTACTTAAAAGCATATCAGATTTAGACATAGTTTCTAGTGGCTCGTCTGTTATTCCTAGTAATTTACTAAGAGGTGTGTCTTTTGCCATGTTTTCTCACTCCATTTCCTAGGTGTACTTCGCTACCATCAGACTTTCGCATGACGATATTTCTAAAGTAGTTTCCTCTTTTTAAATATGTTTTGATAGCTTCTTCCATAGCTTTCTCGGAAGTGCCATCGTTAAATGTGAAGGTATATCCTCCAGCTTCTTTCTTAATCATTTTGCTGTTATTCTCTCCTCATAATCGGCGTAATCTTCATTCCACCAATGAGGCTTGTCTCTGTGAGACCATGCTGCAAATGTAGCTTTGTCAAGATGATAATAATCTCGATAACTCTGTATAGGATTATCGTAGTCTTTCAACTCATCTGGCATTGCCAATCCAAATTCTGTAAATCCTAGTCTGGGCATATTCTTTGGCTCAGGTAGTTTGTTTACTACTTCTACTATAGATTTGTGTTGTTTGCCATAACGATAGTGGTACTCATCATTTAACGCGTTAGCGTAACAATGAGTCCACTCAAAGTTATCCAAGCTCGACCTTACCCATATCGTACACGGATGATTATAC